TGTACCTAAAAAAGTTACAGAATTAGATAAAAGAGAATCATTTCGTGTTTTTTGGGCACAAGAAAAGTCCAAATATGGAATGGACAAGAAACTGGAATCTATCCTCTGGATGCACCTAAAAGCAATTGGAATGGATACCCAAGATAAATTTAAAGCCGGATTACAAAATTTCGGTCTCAAAGAAGTTAAGAAATAAGGAGAGACAATGCCTCAAGAAATTACAGTTAGCCCTCAAGGTACCCTCATTATCCCTGGTGCGTATCCTTCAATAACATACCAATCGACTCCAGTGGGTATTGCGGTTGATGGCAATATCGTTATCATGGGCGAAGCCGCCGGTGGTCCTAGTTTCTATGCCCAGCCTCTTTCTGGCGTTTACTATACTCCTGATCAGGCTCAACAGGTTCAAAGCACTTATATCAGTGGACCGATCGTAGATGCATTCCGTGCGTTGGCGAATCCTTCTGCTGACCCTAATATCGTTGGCGCTCCTAATCGTATCTATATCTGCAAAACTAATACTAGCACTGCTGCATCTTCTACTCTGGCTAGTTATGGATTGTTGACTGATAGTAATTATGGCGTAAATGGTAACAATTATCTTTATCAAGTAACTTCTACTTCTGCTGAATTGGCCCCTGTTTATACCAGTGGTGTAGTTCCGGCTTTCGGCGCTCCATTAAATGGTGCTAGTTTTAGTATTCGTTTGAATGGTGCCGCTGCCGTTGTGGTTGCATTGAGTGCAACTGCCGGTCTTCATGATAACGCCACAGATTTGGCAACAGAGTTGAACACAGTTCTTCCTGCTGGTATCGTAGCTTCTGCTGGTTCTCTTACGGGGACTATCGTGTTGACTATGGCTGCCGATGCCCTTGCATATGCAAAATCTTGGGGTAAGAGTTTTGAACTTTTCGACTCGACTCCTGGAGATTTGGCATCCCTTGGATTAGTTCAAGGTCTGTATATTTCTGCGCAAGAGCCTGCTGTTGAAATTCAAGTGACCAATTCAATATATGGAACTAATACAACCTATGATGCCGCTGCAGACATTGCAATGACAATCGGTTATCAAGGAACCACTGCTCTACTGACTATCAACCAAGCCACCTCAATGCTTACGACGGTAGTTGCCGGTGGATCTGGTACCAATCTGTCTGTTAATATGAGCCAGTATCCTACTATTGGTAGCTTGGTAGCTTATATCAATTCACAAGCTGGATATTCTGCTTCAGTAATTCCATCTGCTCAGCAATTGCCCCCTTCGTCATTGGATGCTCAGGTTGCGTTACCGTTTGCTTCCAGTGAAGCCGCTATCCAACCAGGTCTTTTGAAAGATGCTCTTTATAACTTCCAACAGTCTATAAGTGGGGCTCCTCTATTATTCTCGGCTACTGCTGGTGGTGGATTGCCTGCTCCAATGTCCGTACCTGTTTATTTGGCTGGTGGCGCTCGTGGCGGAACTCTTGCTGTAGATATCGTTAACGCCCTTCAAGCAATTGCTGGTATTACAATCAATATGATTGTTCCACTATTCTCTGAAGATGCAAGCTTAGATATCATAGCTGGCGTAACCGCGTCTTCGTCTACTTATACCATCAATGCGATCAATGCGCTTGTTAGAAGCCATTGCTTGGAATACAGCACGCCACAACTTAAAAGAAATAGAATTGGTTTCTGTTCTTATTTGGGAACTTATTCCGCTGCAGCACAACAAGCTCAGGTAATGGGTAGTTTCAGAATTAGCATGGCTTTCCAATCGGCAATGCAAGTTAATTCAGTAGGTGCCGTGGTAACGTTCCAACCTTGGTATACTGCGATAATTGCTGCCGGTATGCAGGCTGCAGGGTTCTATCAAAGCATTTGCAATAAAGCTGCAAACATTCTTAGTTATATTGATCCAGTTGGATATGATTCTGGAAATCCTGGAGATGTCGAGAATGCATTGGAAGCTGGGCTATTGATGCTTGCTAAAGATACCACGAGAGTGTATTTCGTTAGCGATCAAAATACTTATGGATTTGATAATAACGTTGTTCTCAATTCAATCCAAGCGGTATATCTGTCTGATGTAATCGCATTAGACCTTACGCAGTCATTGTTTGTTCAATACGTCGGAAAATCGACGGCTGATGTGAATGAAGCTGTCGTTGAAGGTTATATTGCTCAGAAAATGGCGCAATATAAAGCACAAAAAGCACTTGTTGGAACCACAAATAATCCTACTGGATATGCTAATTTGAAAGTTAAGATCGTGTCGCCCGCACTATATGTTTCTGTAATGGTAATCATTGCAAGCGCCATCTACTTCATTCCAATTAATTTGGAAATTGACACTGTAGGCAATGATCCAGTTCCGCCTGCTCAATAATAAGAATTTTTAAGGAGTAACAAATGAGTATTAGTTTAACAGGTAACCGGGCGCTAGTTTATGTTAGCGGAAAACTGGTTGGTATTTTTGATTCAGTAAACTATACGACCAGTATAGGCACTGATCCTATCTTTATTCTCGGTGCGAGCAATGCGCAAGAAATCGCCATCACGTCTCAAGAGGTGGTGAACTTAAATTGTTCCGGGTTCAGAGTAGTAGGCTTCGGCGTATATACTTTGCCAGCCGTTCCGCAACTTGCAGATTTGATGAATTTTCAAGCTCTGACAATAACTATTGTTGACAGGCAAACTGGCGCTACGGTCCTTACTGCGCTGGGTTGTGTTCCTAATAACTATGGAACCAACTACAATAGCAAACAAGTATCTAAAATTTCGGTCAGTTATATTGGAACCATGAGTTTCGACGAAAGTGGAAACTCAAGCGAAAGTGGAGCTGCAAGCCTTCCTGTCTAATAAATGGACACTTTTAAATGAAAGCCTCGGAGAAATCCGGGGCTTTTTGCATTTATTTATACCGTTCGAATTGAATTCTGATATACTAATTTATATGGGTAAAAAATTATCAGAAGAACAAGTTATTTCTTTATTGAATGACAAAGGCTACCTGCTTTTAGAGCCTTATAAAGGACTTAAAGTAAAACATTTAGTAAGGTGCCCAAAGGGACACGATACATATAGGCTTCCATGCACTCTTGTCTGGAATGGCCCTAAGTGTAAAATTTGCAGCGGTATTGAAAAATCTAAAGAAAAAAGGACTCCTTTTGAGATAGTAATAAAAATGGCCAACGACAAGGGTGTTGTTATCAAAACTACCGAAATCGATTATAACAAAAATCATCACGGTAAATTTAAATTACAATTCAATTGTAGGTGCGGTAGATCGCAAAGTAAATCTATAGGTCGTTTTAAGTTATGGAAAGAGTGCTTTTATTGCAGTCATTATAGATTATCCCCAGAACTTTTAGACATAAAACTTTTAGAAAAATATGTAGAAAATAATGGATATAAACTAATAAGTAAAGAGTATAAAAATAACAAAAATCCTTTAATAATTGAGTGCAAAGAGCACGGTCAATGGTCTTCACAATGGAGTAATTTAAGAAATGGCCATTGGTGTATAAATTGTAGCGCTAAAAAAAGTGGTACCAAAAAGTTAGTAGAGATAGAAATAATAAAAAAAGAATTAGAAAAAATTAACTATAGATTAATATCAACTGAATATTACGGAAATAAAGAGCCTATAACGGTTCAGTGTAATAATGGACATAGGCCGTGGGTTACCATTTGGAACTCTATTGACCAAGGCCAAAGATGCCCGTCTTGCAGCCATACTGGAACTAGCGTGCCAGAACAAGAAATCCTAGAGTTCGTAAAATCCATTTACAATGGCCCTGTTATAGAGCGAGATAGGGAAATTTTAGGAAAAGAATTGGATATTTTTCTTCCCGATTTAAAAATCGGCATTGAGCATGATGGTATTTATTGGCATAGTTCTAAATTTAAAAAAGATAATGGAAAAGATAATATTGAAAAAAAACACCTTGCTAAAAGCGCAGGTGTTACTTTTCTAGCTTTCTATGAAGATGAATGGCGGAATAAGAAAGAAATCGTTAAATCCATCATCAAAAGCAAAATTGGCATGACAGAGAATAAAATCTATGCTCGCAAGACAGAATTCGTAGAAATAGACAATAAAGAAGCTAAAGAATTTCTAAACGCTAATCACTTAGAAGGCTACGTTAAGTGCAGTAAAGCCTTTGGACTCAAATATAATGGCAAGTTAGTAATGTGCGTTACCTTTCGCAAAACTATGAAAAACGAACATGAATTAGCCCGTATGGCTACTTTAATCGATTATGTAGTTGTGGGGGGCGCTTCTAGGCTTTTAAAACATGCTCCCAGACCGCTGATTTCTTATTCTAACAATCGTATTAGTAATGGTGAAGTTTACAAAGAACTTGGTTTTGAAGAGATTACCCAAACTACTCAACCTTCGTATTTTTATACTGATTTTAATAAAAGGGTATTTCGTACTCAATGTATGAAAATCAAAGACTTGCCAGGGACTGAAGAAGAACAAGCTTTAGCTGGCGCTTTTTCTCAGAAGCGTTTTGGGCACAATAAGCCACTTTATCGTATCTATGATTATGGCCACCGAAAATGGCTTAAAATAGATTAATTTCACTGCTTTATCCTATAAAACCAATCTTTACTATGCCTCACAACGGGTGTGGCTTTAAGGATTGGCTATGTTTGAACGTCAGTGGGATGCCGTCCCGCCTACGCTTTTCACGCAAGATGGCAGTACCAATGGGTACATTGTCGTTGCCTCCTCACGCGGATTTCGCGTTAAATCTCAAGTAGTTATCTCTGCTACTGGCCAACCAAACCTTACATTACAATTAAAACGCGTACTGTCTGATACACAGATGGTCGTCGGTCCCTTGAACGGGGCTATTGGCAACAGTAATGTCGATCTATCCGCCTATACGCTAGCCGCTGGCGCTTTCATATACCAAGATCAACAGGCTAGGGTCACTATACAGCCTACAGACATCGTTCAGGCGGTATACGAACAAGAGCCAGTTGTGGCAATCAGGACAACCTCTGTAGATGATTTTGGTAATGTTTACGATGTCAATAACCCACTTCCGGTCGCCTTTGACGGCACGATTTCAATCGGGAATGTCTCTATCATAGATGACGGCAATACGATGACCGTCAACCCCAATGGGTCTATTAATGTCAATGTGGTAGAAAGTCCAGTAGTTGGGCAGACAGTAAAAAGTCTTTATAATCAAGTGTTTAATATAGGATCTGGGGTGGAAACTACTCTAGTCACATATACGGTGCCTGCTGGATACACAGCAATCCTAGAAAAGGTAAGTGCGTCTGGAGAAAATATAGCCAGATTTGACGTTCTTTATAACAATGCCTTATTTGATACCAGGAGAACTTACTACGGTAGCCCTTTGACCACCGATTTCGATTATACGACTGGTACGGCGAACGGTTTTATCCTCAATTCTGGCGATAATATAATAATCCAAGTTTTGCACAATAGGCCTTACGTGGGAACTTTTAATGCAAGACTGCAAGTACTTGAAATGGCATAAGTATTTTCAATAGAAAACAATCTTATAAGGAAGGTGACATATGACTCCATACGAACTTAAAAAACTACAAGTTGAACTAAAACGCGTTGTCGTTGGTCGTGAAGAACAAGAATTAAAGATTCTTGAACTTATGGACACCATCAAGAGAATAGATGCAAGCATAGAAGCCTCTGTTCTTAAAGAACAAGAATTAGAAGAAAAGCTTAAAAACGCAAAAGTCGAATAAATTTAATGGATCTTAAGATTTATACTGTTTATATCGCAACAAGCCCTTCTGGTAAATTCTATATAGGAATGACCAAGAAGGTTATGGAAGAAAGACGCAAAGAACACGAGCGATGCGCTAAACGTGGCGAAAAGAAGCGTATATTTTACAAAGCATTAATTAAATACGCCTTCAATTTTACATGGGAAATTATTGCAAGCAATTTAACTAAGTGCGAGGCTGAACAAAAAGAGATAGAACTAATAGCAAAATTCGATACCACCAATAGAAGATTTGGGTACAACCAAGTTAAGGGTGGGTTATCTGGCGATATTAGAACTGAAAAATCTAAAATTCGTTGGAAAAATAGCATGAAAAAGTATTATGACGATCCGGAATATTTAAAATTCATTTCAGAGACTAAAAAGAA